GCAAGCATAGCAATACTAGTAACCCCTTGAGGATCAAACTTATGAACTGCCAGGTTGAGTAGAGTGGATTTGCATTCTTTTGTTGCTCTATACAAAAGCATCCGAATGAACTCTTTGTCATCAAGGAGTTCAAACGGACAACCCTTAAGGGTAAAAAGGATGTGTTTCACTGTTGTTTTTTCAACCATTCACGAAATTTACGTTTCCCCTCTTCAACTTTCCACCAGGGAGCATAGAGGGGACCTTGATAATCCTTCTTACCCGAAGGTGGAGTCGGGTTCGAGTGCGATGTAGTAGGTGAGGTCATGATTCTTAGAAGTGAAACGAGAAAGAAGTTTCTGAGATACCACCACCTCATAAGTTCCAGGCAGAACTTTGATGTTTTCTACCTTGAAGTTGAAAGAGAACTCTTTATCAGTCTCACCAACAACAACAGCATAATCGTTAGATGTATCGTTCTTTTTATCACGAACAACTAATTTGATCACACCAGCTTCACCAACAGCAGATAAATCAGGCAGTTGATATACAGCAGATGCCTTAAGAAGTTTCTCCAGTTGATCAGTGCTGACTTCAAAGCAAACATCTTCTGTGGGAAGAGTGATGTCTTTCTCAGGAGGAGTGACAATAACATTAGGGTCTGCAAAGAAATACTTTGAGCGAGACCGACCCTCACGGATAACGACATATCCGTCATTAGCAAAATCAAGTTCGGGACTAGAGTGAAGACTCAGGCCGTTGAGGAACTGGTTGAGATCATAGATCCCAAAGTCCTTCATAAACTCTTCAGTGACAGTTGCCTCTGCAAGGATGTTTTTCATCACACTGATAGTGCGAAGTTTGCTACCCTCTTTGAACAGAATCGACTGATTAATAGAAGAGAAGTTCTTCAGGACAGAGATAGTTTTATCAGACAGTTTCATAGTATTAGAAGGTCTCAGTTTCACTGGGGGTAAGTTTCACGTTTTGCATTCTTGTCGTTGAAATGCATCAGAAGAACAGCATAATGCAAGATCTTCAAAATGTCACGACGGGCAGTGCCTTTCTTATCATAGCGAGAGGCATACTTGAGGATGTTGCTGCGGCAGAAGGATTCACCATCACCACATGCTTCAATCAGATCAAGAGTTTGAATTTTATCATCACCAGCAGAATAGTGCTGATTGTATGTACCAGCAATATAATCGGTCAGCTCTTTAAGGATTACATCCTCACTATATTTGTACTTATTATTTTTAGGCATATCAAGGTTAAAAGTAACAGAGTCTTCGCCACCAAGGGAAAGATAATCCATCGGAACTGGTTGTGCAGCACCAAAGTTAATTGTATCAGATCCTGATCCCATACAAATGGTATCTTGAGCTGCCATCGGATTACCAGTCAAACTAAATCCATCATCTTCCCAATAACTCTGATCGCTTGTGAAAGGGTTTTCTCGGTTGGGATCATTTCGATCATATTCATAATAATACTTGGAGTGTTCAGTCATGTTCAATTCATCAGATAGAAAGGACCAAGAGTTAGCCATAATTATATCAAACTGTAGGAGTCTCGTCAACGGGCATCACGAAGTCAGCATCAACCTTGTCATACAGTTCCAGGAATGCCTGCTTGGTTTCATCATCGAAACGATTGACACAGACTTGAATTGCCTTTGCCTTATCGTTGAAGATGCTGTATGCCTTCACGATGTGGACCAGACGACGGGTGGAGATAATCTCCTCAATACCACCGTCATAGAAAGTCTTACGGATGATATCAGCCCAGTCAGCAAGTCGCTTACAGAACTCTTCATCCTTACAGATCTTACTAAGGATCTTCTGTTCAGTAGCAGTAGAAGGATACTCCTGCTCGAAGGTCACAGGGAACCGCTCAAGGAATGCTTCGTTGAGCACGTTAGTTCCGATGAATCGGCCGTCGTCACTACCTTTACCTTTGGTGTTGGCGGTTGCGAATACTTGGAAACCTTCTGCGGGCGCAACCCATTTGCCAATCTTCTTGAGGAAAACTCCTTTTCCTTCGAGAATAGACTGAAGACAGAGGATTTTGTTTGAGGCAAGGTCGATCTCGTCAAGGAGCAGCACAGCACCCCGCTGCAGGGCTTCGATAACTGGTCCGTTGTGCCAAACGGTTTCTCCACCAACAAGACGGAAACCGCCAATAAGATCATCTTCATCGGTCTCTACTGTGATGTTGACTCGGATGAGCTCCCGTCCGAGTTGGGCACACGCTTGTTCGACAGAAAACGTTTTACCGTTGCCCGAGAGACCCGTGATAAACGTAGGGTAGAAGAGACCGGACTTAATAATTTTCTTAATATCACCAAAATTACCAAACTGGACGAAGGAATCATCTTTCGCGGGGATAAGGTTTTGCTCTACTGCAGGCAGTGCTGCAGGTCCATTATAAGTTGTTTCCAGTCCTTCTACAGTCTCTTTCGTTACTTCCAGGTTCCACTTACCACGACCGACTTTGTAGTCAGTCAGTTTGTTGGTGATGGTCTGATAATTGAAATCATTCATCTGACAAAATGCCTTGATCTCAGCAGACGTTACAGATTCACCATAGGATTCGCGAAGACATTCGACGATGCTTTCTTTGGAAAGACCCATTTGCTTTGTTTGAACTGAAGTTATTATAGACGAAAAAGGGGGGTCTCAAACCCCCCATGTGTCACTTGTCAGATCGTCCATACTTGTATCGCATAGCTCCGAGTAGATATGCCTGACTGAGAGATCTGGGGCCATTCTCAAGGATTTCAAGTGCCTTTGGATCCCTCTCAGATGCTTTCGCAATCTCTCTCCAGTTGTCTTTGTACTCGGTCATGCTACCAGAGAAATAAATTCACCTAGAACTTTCTTATTTAGTTTCTTAGTCTTGAGAGACTTGATGAATGCAGATTTGATCTTTGCTTTGGTTGCACCTTCATCAACTTCAAAGTCTGCATCCTGAGAAAGTGATGCTGCAGAGATAGCAAAATATGCATGATATCCAGAAGTCTTGATGGTGAAACTACGTTGCTTCTTCCACTCACTTTGCAATTTAAAGAACGCATTAGAACCACGATTATGATACAGACTCAGGAATCCGTTTGCATCACGGCCTTCAAGAACACGGATACCTACAAAGTTGACAGAAGGGAAGTTGTCACGAAGGTTCTGCAGCATCAGATCAGAGAATCCATGCCAACCAAAAGGAACATTATAGGTGTTACCAGTCTTACGATCACGAAGGAAAGTGCAACCACCTTGCAACTGACGAGTTCCCATATAAGGTTCATTCTCCCAGTGACGTTTCACCATGACGTGACGAGAGAGGTGATTTGCCTCACCATCAGTCAGAACAATACACTGAACCTTCTGCAGTTTGTTCTCCTTCTGGAATTGAGGAAGGATCTGGTGAAGACATACAAATGCTTCATTCAAAGGAGTACCAGACAAACCCAGACGAGAAGGAACAGAGTAACAAGATCCATAGAAGTTACCAAAACACTTTGCACATCTCCAGATGTTGATCATCTGATGTTCTAGCTGCTTACCATTTGTCTTGCTGGTCAAAAGATTCATTAGAGAAAACTGTTCATGAACAGCAAGAAGATTCTCTTTCTTTTCATAAGAAGAAGTCCAGTCTGCTGGTTTGACAATTTCCTCAGTTTCATAGTTGATCTCAGGTTTCTTCCACTCATTCGTGAAAGCATACACCTCAAAAGGGATAGAGACTTTCTTACAGAACCAGATCAGATTGTAGAGTTGCTTAATCGTGTCAAGCATCACACGGCTCATAGAACCACTCCAGTCAAGGACAAAGATCAGGCCATGATTCTTACCATCAGGAATTACAGAGACTTTCTTGAATAGATCTTCGTTGTACTTGTAAGTGTGCAGTTTAGAAGTATCAAGAACACCAGTGCGAGCAGTGGTAGCACGGGCATAGGAATCTGCTGCCTTGCGACACTCAAACTCTTTCACCAGATAGTTGACTTCCTTCTGTGCATTACGTTTGAACTTGATAAACTCTTCATCAGTTTTGTTAAAAAGACATTCAATCCTTGTCTCTTGATAGTTGAACCAAGAATCAATCTCTTTGTGAATATCATCGTTCTTAGCAATAATATACTTCAGGTCAACCTTTGGAATCTCAACATAGACATTCTCTGGCCAATCATTATCCACAAGGTCCTGCAGATTTGATTCCAAAGCATCAGCAGTCTGAACCTCTGGTTCATCAGTCAGAGGGGCAGTGGCAGATTGATCGGCCTCTGGCATAGGAGTTTGC